GATTAGATTTAAGTTTACTTTCATAAATAATTTATAAGAATATGAACAACATCAATGAAAAATTAGTCGCCCGAGGCGATATTACAGCTAAATTCTACGATCAAAGAACTTTGACCGGATGGGAAAAAGCCTACAATTTGAGTTTACTCGCTTTGAGGTCATCCATTCTCCCCGTTCTTTCGGGGATTAAAAGGGTCAATTTTCTTGAGTGGTTTGGTAGTCAATACCGCCTCGGCACGATGACATTTTGTGACGAACATAAAAATGTTATTTGCAATAATGGTTTCTCGGCAGTCACAAAAAGATTAGTCGGTGATTTTACTTATACCGGAGAAATTACAAAAGCCGCTTTGGGAACTGGTGTCGGTTCAGCATCCGCATCGGACACTCAACTAATTACAGAGGCATATCGAAATGATGTCATCTCGGGTTCTGCTCTTGGCAACATCGCTTATCTAACTGTTTTATTTACAGAGGCAGAATGTTCCGGCACTTATAAAGAATTCGGAAATTTTATTGATGGTTTGGCCGGTGTTAATACTGGAATGTTATGGTCACATCTTGCAGGATTAAATTGGGCAAAAGATTTACAGACCGCTTTAGTTATTTCTTGCAAATATACTTTGGTCAGTGCTTAAAAAATGTGCTAAAATAAAACTATGAGTAATATAAAAACAACATCAGAAAAATTACCAAACGGAAAAATGATTTTGTCGGTTGATATTGAAGTCAATGATGAGGGCGAGGCTTGTAATATTGTTAGCCTAATGGCTATCGATTATGTTTTACTTGGTGCAAAAGTCAATGATAAAAAAGAAAAGTTCAATGCTGAAAATTTACCATTCCAATTTCTAAAAGATAACTCAAAAGATAATAAAAAATATCGCGATGTTTTAAGAGAGAGGGGCTTAAAAAACGATGAAGAATAATTTTACAAAAATATGGGATTAGCAAAATACATCTTTGCAAAAAAAGAAAAATTACCTGCTGAAAATGTTTGCTCTATCAACCCCGATAGCGTGCAACCTCAAGCATCTGGTTTTTTAACTGGTGGCATCAATCCGTCTATCGTTTCAGTTTTTACTGCATTGGCTAGGTCGGGAGATAACGGAAAATTCAAAATAAATATAGATGGAATTGTTTGGGACAATATTTCTCCTCAATTTTTAATCGTTGGCACTAATACTTCAATGGGTTATGCCGCCGGTGCTGACTCTTATACTGGTGATACGATCACAGGAACATATTGTATTTTTCAAACATTTACAGTCGGTGCTAGTGATATGAAACTTACAACCGGTGGTATTTTAGGAATGAATGCGAATGCCGGTAATACTGAGGCCTTTATCGCCACCACAGTCGCAAATGCCCCCGCAGTCGTTTTGGGAACAGTTGTTGCGGGAAATGGTGACTATTCTAATACCGGAGATTTTACATCTTTGAATATTGTTTTATCGGCAGGTGTTAAATACGCAATCGGTGTTAGAAAGACAACCGGTTCGGCAAATATAAGAAACAACAGTTTGGGGGGTGCTTATAAGGGCGTTTATAGTGGGGGCATTTTGTCTGGCATGAATGCTTGGGGAGGTATAAATTTTACCGTCAATGGTCAACCTCTAACTGCTCTATCTACAAGTTTAATCGCATCGCAGGTTCAGGCGGCCATTCGTGCTGTCACCGGCAAAACTGAAACAGTCGCATATTCTACAAATAAATATATTATAACATCCTCCACTCTTGGTCGTGCATCTAAGATTTTGAAACTAATGACACCATCAGCAGGAACGGACATCTCGGGAAATAATGCCACTCTATATTTAGATTGTGGAAATAATGCAATCGAGTCTGCCGGAACTGGTGAGGAATATAATTTACCAAGACTAAACAATGAGGGTGTCTTGGCTGTTCCGATCAAGAACAATATGCAGGTCGGCACTACCTACACATTGGCGTTAATCGATGCTTTCAAGTATGTCGTTCTAACAAATGCATCTGCCATCGCTGTCACCATCCCAACTAATTCGGTCGTTGCTTTCCCTATAGGAACTGAAATCTATTTAATTCAAGGAGGTGCGGGAAAAGTAACTCTTTCCGGTGCAGGAGTCACCATCAATTCTTTATCAAGTTATAAGTCGATAGCCGGTGCAGGAGGACAAGCGACATTGATTAAAATTGCGACTGATACATGGCAACTCTACGGAAATTTAATCGCCTAGTCGTTTATGAAATCAATTATTATTGCGATATTGCTCTCGGGGGGATTACTCATTTTATTAGTTTTAAGTTTTTGGCTTAATATAATCACAATCGTTCATTAAACAAAAAAGAAAGAGAGGCAATGATGGGAAAAAACAATTTAACGATTACTGACCATCACATCATTCCATCGAGTCGAGGAGGAAATTCAAAAAGGCAAAACATCAAAAGAGTGCCCGATGGATTTCACAATTCTTTTCACACCGTGTTTGAAAATCTAACACCTGCCGAAATCTATGATTACCTCGCCGAAGTGTGGTTCAGTCCGAATGGGGGATTTATTCCTCCATCTAAGTGGCTCGAAAGCCACTCTTGAAAGGTTCGAGGCCGGAAGAAATTTCGGCCTATAACTATGTTGATAAAACTGTGGATGAAAAGTTGATGACGGGAGGGCAGTTGACATTTATGTTAAGTGCCTCTGACAAAAATGTTAAGTGGCTCTTTACATTTATGTTAAGTGGTCGGGGTCAAAAAACATCGATTTCTTATTTAACATTAGCGGTATTTCTTGGTCGAAAATCTCGCTAATAATATAATATAATAATCTAACTTAATACTTACTATGAATAACATTTTACAATCAGTCACAAAAGTCGTTTTATTGCTGTTGATAATTGTTTTATGTATTGCCTATTTGATGGCAATAATCAAAGCAGTTTTATCGGGTCAAGATGTCTTGGCTCAAATTCCGTTCAAGGAAATTCTCTTATTGGTTGCCGGTTTCTTTTTCGCCTACAAGGGGGATGCCTCGCTACCATATGCCGGTAAATAATAAATTAAAACAAAAAGAACATATGCATGTAAAAGAGGCGTGGGAATATTCGTTTATTTCAATCACATCTAATTTTAAGGTTAAGGCGATTATCTCAATAGTGGGAGGCTACCTCTTTTCTTGCATTGGTTATGATGCAGTCATCATCGAAGTCCTTGCTTGGCTCGTAGTTATTGATTGGATTTTTGGCACAGCAAATGCGATCAGAAGAAAAAAATTTACATCGTGGAAATTTTCTAAGGTGTTTTATAAATTCTTTTTCTATTTATTGCTTTTGATAATGGCTCATCAATCTCAAAAACTTTCTTTGATGCCGGAGTGGTTCGATGATGTTGTTGAATGGTTCATCGCTATCACTGAAATAAAAAGCATCTTGGAGAATTCGGCCCTACTAGGATTTAAGGCCGCTAAAAAAATCGAGGCAAAGATAAATGATTTGCTCGAAGAAAAATTTAATTAAATGAAAATCTTTTGGAAAATAATTTGGGTCGTAATAAATGGGTTGGCTTATTTGAGCCTCGCTTTTATGACCTATGTGATTTTCGGGATGTAAAACTAAACTTTATGCAGGACAAAGATTTAGAATTAAACATCGAGGGGAAATTTATCGGGGGTGTTATGCCTCAAGAAGACGATGCTCGTGATTTTGCGTTCACGGCAGTCGCACCCTTTGATTGGAAAATGGGATTTGATATTAGAAAGGTCTTAGCAGTTCGAGAAATCTGCAAAGACCAAGAAGAATTTTTCGGAACTCGTGGCCGGAATGGTTGGGGGGTCGAGAGATACAAGGAAATTATAAAAATATTTAATGATAAGAAATTAAGGCCCTATAAGATACCGGTCAAAAATCAAGGCTCATCCGGTTCTTGCACGGGTCAAGCACTCGCCTATTATTTAGAGGTTTTGAATTTCATTGAAACTGGCGAATGGGTCAAGATTTCTGCTCGGGATGTTTATGCTTATACCTCTATCGGGTTCGGTAAAGGTGGCTATCTCCGTGATGCCCTCAAATTGGCCGTAGAGAGGGGCATCGGCTCGGAGGACTTAGTTCCGTGTTATGACACCTTTAAGCTGTCTGATGGCAGTTTGGTGGTCAATGCGATGACAGAAACGGAGTATCTCGTTAAACCAATCGAGTCACCGGAACTAATCGCTGTCAGAAAGTCGCTACAAGGCAAGGAATATCGTTCTATCGCAGGAAGTGGAAAGGAGTTGATGGATGTGATGGCATGGGCGATGTTGTTGGGTCTTGGAAACTATTTCGCGGTCAATGGCGAGAACAATGGCACTTGGCAATCAGAATACCCAAAACCGCCAGTCGGTTCGGGGAAATGGGGTCACGCATTATTCGCCGGTGTCGCTGAATTAGATGGTGACGGAAAACCTTACATCGGAGATTTGAATTCGTGGGGGAATGATACCGGTGTCGATGGATGGCAAAAATTAAAAGAGGATTATTTTATTACTAATAATATTCAAAGCCCTTGGACTTATATCGACAAGGACAATAACTATAACAATATGGCTAAAGCAAATGTTAAAATCATCAAAGATAAAAATTCACCTGCTGTCGGAATTTGGCTACCTGCATTATCACCTCAAGCATTAGAAAGTCTTTGCTTAAATTTCGGAATTGAAACACCGAAATTGCCCGATGGTTCTATTGATTGGAAAAGTTGGGTTGATGGAGAACTTACGATCACAAAGGCCTCCTAGCACATTGAAATATATTGCAGGAGGAAAGTTTTGCCTTGACCTGCACAAACAACCACTCGAAAGGGTGGTTTTTTGTTTGTTCCTCGAAGAACAATTCAAATGTTCAATAATTTGAAAGTATTTTTATTGGCTTATTAACCCCTTTGTTTATAGGACTTGATAAATATCAACGGAGGAATACGATTGCGACATAATAATTAGATATAAATTTATGGACAGAGTAAAAAAAATGATTGAGCTAAAAGATAGAGGGTTATCGTATCGGGCGATTGGTGTTTTATTTGGGGTGTCTGCTCAAAGAGTCAATCAGTTAGTCAAGGGATTGAACCATAGAGGTAAAACAAAATGGTTTAATTTAACGAAAATAATAAAGATGAGAGATAATTATATTTGCCAAATATGCGGAACTGAAAAAAAGAAAGATTTAATCGTTCATCATATTGATGAAGTTCCAACTAATGATGAAAAAATAAATTTAATAACATTATGCCGGGGATGTCATTGCCATCTACATTTACAGAAAGGGCCTGTTGATAAAACAAAATACCCTAATGTTTATAAGACTATTTGATTGCTTTACAATGGTTTATAAAAAGGTGTATAATTGTAGTATCATTAAATTAAGATAAATTATTTATGAACACAGAGAACAAAAAAGCAATCGAGAGAAAGAATGATGGAGGGAATGATAAGACGGAGGAAATTATAAGATGTGTCGATGATATAATTCTCCACATTCAAAAAGGAGATAACATGGAAACTGCAATGACAAAGGCTATCGGGAGTTATGGTTATACAATCGCAAGTGCTGCCCAAGATGCTTTAATAAGAAACGCTGAAAAATTCAGTTCTAAATAATAATTTAATCGGAGAGGTGTGAACGAAATCCCCACATCTCTCCGGTCGCATATATGAAAAAAGAGAATTACATTTTATTAAGAAATGCCAATCGAGTGAAAGTTCTGTTGATGCTCGGTGCGATGACTTATGATGAGGCGTTGAACCATAAAGCAATAACTGATTATGAGGAAATGTTTAATCGAGAGGCAAAGCAGATTGCCAAGTTATGGGGTCGGAAATTTTACCCATTTAATAAAGCTAAATTTTTAAGATAATAAATTATGATTAACCACGATCAAGAAATTGAAAAAATGGCTCACCCTGAAAACTTTGACCATTCGATTGAGGATGCAGAAAGAGAGGATGAAAGAAAAGCAATTAAGGAGGATGCTCAAAAAAAGTTATTCAAAGAAATTTATGGGGCGATGATTGATAATAAATACTCGGATTTGAGTGAACAGGAAATCGCTAACACCTGCCTCGGGGTTCTAACTCTTTATAAGAATAAATTTCTAGGTTATGCGAGGGGCGTTGATTTATCACAAGACTAGTATGAAACCAGACCACTTAATAAAAGGCGAGGAGTTGGCGAGAAAGTTGACCACCTGCGATGTTTACAAGTTGGCGGTTGGAATGATTAAGTCGAGTGTCGAGAATGGAGAAACCATTAACCAAATCAAAGCGGGTCAAATGGGTTGCACTCTTGGAGATTTTGTCGGGTTCGGTTCGATTGGTGGGTTCTCGACTGGTGATGCCAAGAGATATGGGTCGGATTATATCTGCATCAAGTTGGAAGATGAAAGAGAATTTATTTATAAACTAAAAACTGTCTTTGACTCAATTCAGCGAAGACAACAATCATTATTCTAAAAGTATGAAATCAAGAATTCAAAAACAAAAAAGAGAGCAGTTGAAAAAACAAATCGGCTTATTGCTAATAGTTGGATTGATTGCCGGAATGGTTGTTAATTGTTTCTCGATTAGATTGACTCAGGAAATGAGTCAGTTGAACCAAACCTCAATCACGATGCCTAAGCATCAAGAGGAAACGAATATCAAGGAGGACATCAAAAAGGTTGAGGATGCTACTGTCGATGACATGGGTGTCGCAATCAAGAATGCCTCAAAGGAGTTTAATGTTCCGGAGTGGTTATTGCTTGGCATCGCAAATGCTGAGAGTGGGATGGGAAAATATTTCTATAAAGAATACGATCGTGAAAATTGCCATAACTGGTGGGGTCTAAAGGGTGGCAATATGGTCAACAGAAATGATGGGAGTTATTTGAGATGCTTTGTTGATGAGTCGGCCGGTGCGAGAACTATGGCCAAGACATTGAGAAATTATTATTTAGATGAGGGGAAGGACGATGCGATGAAGATTTGCCAAAAATGGATTGGCGCGAAATTCGCAAATAAGAAAGATGCCAATGGTTTGACCCATTGCACAAACTGGGTTTCAAATGTTAATAAATATAAAAATCTTTAATAATCAAATTTATGGAAAAAGTAAAAATGCCAACAAGCGATATTATTTTGGATGTATTGGTTAAGGAGTTCGGGGTCGAGAATATCGATGTCAAAGACCCACTCGAGATTGAAAGATATATCGAGAAGTTGAGTGATGAGTGCATTATTAGTTTTAGTTATGATGTTATTCAAAATACCGGAACACAATGGCAACAGGTGGTCGTTTATTCTTCCGATTTAGGTTTATTATTAACAAGACATCGTGCTAAGACTGATAAATTGACGACAACTTGTCACGGGAAATCAATCATCTTGGATGGTGATGCCCTCGGGGAATTCGATGACATCGATGAGATGATTGGTCGGATTATAAATTGGGAGATTGATGCTCGTGAATTGTTGGAGGTCTTGGATGATGTCACAATTAAAGTTTAATTTTATGTTTTATCAAAAAATAAGAGAGTGCGATGATAGTGGGAAATTCAAAGCAAAATATAAAGTTGGTGATGTTGTCTTGGGTCGCAGAGTGTTTGGCGTTTATGTTGGCTATAATATTCATCTCAACGAGGCGGTGATTATTGCATGGAGATATGAGGGCGAGGGCGAGAGTGTTCCTTTGTTATTTACAGACCAAGCGACATTGGTTAGGAGAGATTATAAAAATTAAATTTTATTTTATGGAATTCACTAAAAAAGAAGATTTGGAAAAATTACAACCAAGTCTATTGGTTCGAGAGGCGGATTTAATTATCAAATTTGTTAATGAGGCTCGTGAGCAGTTGAAAGTTATTAAGAATTTACTTGATAGCCACGAGGGTCAAACTGGCCAAAGGTTTTATGAGGGCGATTTACTGATGGAGTCCGATCGTGAAATGTTAAAAAAGGCTATTGGTTATATTGTTGCATTAGATGAAGTGACCGAAGAAAAGATTGATGAGTGGAGAACATCATCGGATTTAATTTTAGAGATTGGGGATTTCTATAACCTCATCGAAAATGACAATGAATTACGACCCTATTTATCGGGGAAAAATAGTGTTGCGTAGGTTTATAAAATAGTGTATAATACTAACATAATAATTAACAGGGAAGATTTATGATTACAGCTAAAATGCCATTAACAAATCGAGAAGAAGATATATTCGCTTACATTCTCGGTTATGTTGTTGATTGGGGTTATAGCCCGACTCGGCAAGAGATTGCGACAAAGTTTGAGATGACCCCTCCGGGTGCTCAAAAGTTTGTTCAAGCATTGGCCGATAAGGGTCGCATTCGATTACGAAAAGAGAGAGGCAAGGAGAGAAGTAATCGAAATATAATCATCATCGAAAGAGAAAAATAATTTAATTAAATAAACAACAATCTTATGACTAAGGTCAAGGCAAAAGCAGTTGTTAAAAAAACTGCTAAGAAGAAAACTGTGCAGGTCAAACCAGTTTCTTCAAACAAGGAGGGTAGAGTTCACGAGGGGGAGATGATTGTTTTTAGTCCGGTTAATCCTAGCCAGTCTTTCGTGGTGGCATCGGAGATGGCGGATGATGATGCAATCGAGGCCGAATTAACAGGCAAGGCAGTCGAGAGTTATGTTTACTCATTCAAGGAGGGCGGAAAGACTGTCACCGGTCTTACTGTTTCGGGAGTCAATGAGATGGCCCGATTACTTACCAAGAAAAAAGACTCGGGGATTAAAATTCGCATCGTTCCCGATAGTATTAAAATAGACACAAATGCCGAACAAGAGGGTCAAAAGGGAATTAGTGTCATCTTAATTGCGGAGAATATGTTATCGGGTGAAACTGCTATCGGTGCTAAGTTCGAACCATTCACAAAGAAAGGCGGAAAGAGTGGCAACTACCCAAATTCTTTCGCATTAGAAAAGGCAGTCAGTAAGGCTGAAAGAAATGCTAAAAGAAAATTGATACCGGAAAAGGTCGCAATCGAAATGATAAACAAATTTATCAAGACGAGTGGTTCAACTGAATTGCCATCACAACCTCAAATCGGGTCGCATGGTTTTATACCAAGCACCACCAAAGAAATCGCACCAGTCGATTACTACACGAAGTTAATCACTATGATTGCTAAGGAGTGTAATGTTAAAATAATCAACGGAACAATCTCAAAAGAAGATGGCAAGAAGATGATTGAGAAGTTTAATGATTTAACGGGGTCGCAGTTGGCAAGTTTCAAACTAACTCAAGATGAGGCAAAGGGTTTATTATTCGATTTATTGAATTGCCCAGTCTTTATCAATAAGAAATAACCATATGGCTAAATTAGAGAAGATACCAACTCGCACATTTACACTTTACGATGGCAGGGTCACAATCGATTTCTATGAGAAATACGGAAATTATAAGCATGTCTATATTCGCCGAGATAATGGAGAATGGCTCAAGTCGGTCACTAAGGCAATAAGCATTCTAAATAAACCCGCCTTAATCCCTTGGGCTTGTAAAATGATGGAGGAAAAAATCTTTTTCATCCTTGATACAATCGGAAAGATTACTCGGCCAGATATTACGATGGCGAAAAATGCTCATCGGGAATTCAAAGACAAGGCGGCCGATAAGGGAACAATGGCTCACGATCTAATTAGTGAATATATAAAATTCAAACTAAAAGAGATTAAGAAGATGCCACCGATGCCGGAGGATGATGAAGTTAAAAATTGCTATCTCGCATTTAGAGATTGGGAAACTACTCACAAAGTCAAGTTCGTTTCAACTGAAAAATTGGTCTATTCGGAAAAATATAATTTCGTTGGAACTCTTGATTGTGTGGCCATCGTTGATGGGGAATTCTGTTTAATCGATTTTAAGACCTCAAACGGAATTTACCACGATTATATTTATCAAGTTAGTGGTTATGGAATTGCTTACGAAGAAGAATTGAAAAAAACTTTTGACCGGAACTGGATTGTTCGTTTCGGTAAAGACACAGGAGAGTTCGAGGCTAAGCCTTTTCAAACCGATGCCAAACTTCAAAAGGCTTTCCTCTCTTGTTTATATTTAGTGATGATTGAGGATGATGTTAAAAAATTATTATAATTAAATATCAAATCTATGACTAAGGTAAAAGCAGTCGCAACCAAAAAAGTTGCAAAAAAAGAGAAAGAGTTTCTAACCGAAGCAACTATCAAGCCAAGTGAAAAAATCACTTGCAAATTTCAATTAAGACAAATCGCTTGGAAACAGAATGAACTCGGGTGGTCATTATCTCTAAGTGTTGTCGCTAAATTAGATAAAGCCTTTCTAAATTATCAAGGCAGATTTGAATTCGATGATGAGCCTTATTTAGAAAGAATTGAAAAAGCAGAAACAAACAAGTTGCGCGTTTCTCGAGATAACAAGTTATTCAAAGAAGAAAAGGATGCCGATATTCAAAACTGCATCGATACCATCAACAACATCAAGGAGGAGATGGAAAAGATGTCGGGTAAATGCCCAGAGATTGAATTCGGTGGCACTATCACCAAAGTCGATTGGGCGGGTTCTAACCCATCCATCACGATCATAGTTAATGACGATGTGGTCGAGTTATTAAACAAGGTTAAAACCTTTATGGGGAATTACCGTTTAATCCTCGTTCCAGTCATCAAATAGTATGGGAAAAATACTGATGATGAAAAGTGATGAGTTGAATGATGGCCAGAGAAAACTATTGCTCGATTTCATAAAAGAAAACGAAATCAAATATCACATCGCAGATGGCTCGGAAGAAAAATGTTTATGTTGTGGCCGGAAATCCGGTGCAAGAAAAATTGCTTTCTTTGCTGATATGGCCAGAGCTTTGCATAAAGTTTGGAAGTGGTGCGATGAGAGAAAAGTTTATGAGTTCAATCGAAAAGAAATTAAGCACCTATTCACGAATGAAAACCAGAGTGCAAGATTTGGAGATTGGATTTTATTCGGGGGATTAGTTTATCGGCCGAGTGGAAAGGGGAAAGGTGAATATGGATTAAACCTTGAGAGAGTCCGTCAATTTTTCAATAATGAGTTATTGATACCTACCATCATCGAGAAAAAGAAAGTCGATGGCAAAATGGAGTATATCAAAACCAATCCGAAAAACTTGAAAGATATGCCGGAGTTGAAAGATTTACTCACACCTCAAGGAAATTATAAATTATTTTAATATTACGACTATGAACAAAGTCATTTTAATTGGAAATCTAGCGAGAGATGTTGAAGTTAAGGCAACCCCATCGGGTCAACATGTGGCACAAACATCAATCGCAGTTAGTGATAATTACACAGACAAAAGCGGAGTGTTGCAGAAAGTCACATATTTCGTCAATTTAGTTATTTGGGGGAAACCTGCTGACACATTCGCTAATTATTTATCTAAGGGGAAGAAAGTCGCTATCGAGGGGAAGATTGTCACTCGTGACTATCAAAATAATGAGGGGAAAAAAGTTTATGTCACGGAGGTGGTTGTTAGCAATTTCGAATTCTTAACACCTAAGCCGGATGCCGGTGGCCAATCGGTAGCACCATCAAATTTTGATGCACCCGTCACAGTCGATGAGGGGGAAGACCAAGAGATAAGAGTTGAAAACATCCCATTCTAAATATATGCCTCCAAAAAAAGCTATTGTTAAAAAGCCGGTTGTCAAAAAAGACAAACCGGTGGCCGAGGTCAAGGAAACTGAAAGAGAAATTTGTGGGGTGAAGATTAGTAAAATTCGAAAATCATATTTCGAAAAACAACTCGAGGATTTGATTAACGGAATTCAAGCATCGGGAAGTGTCACGGAGGAGGAAGTCGGGGAATTGGGTTTATACCTTGAAAGTTTAAGAACCGAGAATATGTCAGTCGTTGAGAGAGTGCTTTCGGTGTTCGGTGGTTCAATCATCTCGGGCGGAGAGAATGGAAACCCTCCATCGGTTGAAGAATTAAGAGCCGGGCTGAATGATGATGAGTGGAGAGAAAAAGCAGACAAGGCTTATAATTACATAGAGGAAACTTTAACCACGATCAGAACAACCATCTCCGATAAAAAAGCATTCAATTCAAGTTTTTGGTCAGACCAATCCGTTGTCTTTCTTTCAATGCAGGGAGTTATCGATAAGGACTTAATCTATAAGGAACAACAATATCGAGCAAGGTTGACCGAGATTATCGACAAACACGGAATGAGTCGAGCTCAAGCAGAGGAGAGGGCTAAGCTAACCGCAGAATATTTCAAATGGCAGGATGTCACTAAGTTGGCAAAACGCATTGAAGAATTCTACACCTTTGCAAGACGAAAGGATGATGAAACTAACCATCGCTAATATGCTACAATTCAAAGATTTTCAGCATGCAATTACAGATGATAGAGAATTTTATTATTCGTTTGAGAAAAATGGTTATGAGATTTGCCTCGAGCAATGTTTAAGTGGATTTTGTGTCGCAATTTATAAGTTCGGGCCGGATGAGAAAATCTCCGGCCTCGTAGAACCAAAGAGATGCACCGAGTTTGATTTTGCGGGTCGGAAATATCATTATTCTTTTGGAACAGACGGACTTAAAAAGGGCGAGGCAAATATGGTAAGATTACGGGCGATGAAGTTCGCAAACATCTTTTATAAAAAATATTTAACGATCTAAAATTTTATGCAGGTCAAGCAAAAAAAAGAAGTCGCACCTATCAAGGAAAAAGGTGTCACTCTTATGGAAATCCAAAAGGACAGTAGTTCGATGATGGCTAAGGTCAAGAGTTTGAAAATTAAAAACACAGATGATAATCGAGAGGCGATTATTGTTCTATCATCAATTGTTGCTAGAAAAAAGAGAGTTGAAGAATTGAGGCAGTTTTTTGTTAAGCCATTGAATGACCAAGTTAGTGCAATCAATGCTGAATTCAAAGGTGCATCGACACCATTGACGGAGATGGAGGCGATAGTCAAAACTGAACTGGTTAGATATTCAACGGAGGAGGAAAAGAAATTAGCAATCGCGAGAAAAAAGCAAGAAGAAAAAGACCGCATCAAATTTGAAAAAGACAAGGCTAAAAGAGATGCTGAATTACTTGCTCAAAAGGAGGCAGGAGAAATTTCAACCAAAGAATTAAAAGAGGCTCAACGAGAAATTAAGAAAGATGAGTTTGAATTTGATGGCAGTGATTTTCAACAGGCGAAAACTGTTCACACGGAGGCCGGTTCGGTTAGAATGAAAACAGTCATCGATTTTGAAGTTATCAATCCTAATGATGTGCCAAGAGAATTCTTGATAGTCGATGAAAGACTTATCAGAAAGGCAGTCGCCTCGGGAGTTCGTGTTATTAAGGGAGTGAATATCTTTGAGAAGAAAGTGCCTAACATCTCGCTATGAGGCCTATACCGCCCAAATTAAGGGCAGAGATTGCCAATGACCCGTTTATGCAGAAATGTATTTACGGGACCATTGGTCGAGGCTGTGAGTGCGAGGGGCGAGTTGAATGGGAACATGCATTTACTTATAAGGTGCAAATCAATGAGGCTTGGGCCATCGTTCCGGTTTGCACTTATCATCATAGAGGAAAGGGGCTAGATAAGGCCTACAATCAGTTTAGAGCCATTATTCGTGCCAATGTTGATGATTTAGTCGCAAGGATGCCTAAAACCAACTGGAGGCAGATTGATAGTTATCTAAGAGGCAAATATTCATCTACTCTCAAGGAGGAAATGACTGATGTCATTAAACCTCCAATCTTATAAACAAAATTTAGCTTGTCAAATTTATGGCTACTATAAACATTATTAGTCCAGTTAGCGTCACCTTGCCTAGAAAAACAAAGAAAGATAAAAAGATTGCATTGAACATGAACATTTATCGAAACTTAAATTTTATGGTCAATAACCAGATGAAAGTTATTTACCACGATCTAATGCAAGACCAATTGGGAAATCTCAAATTAAAGACACCTATCGATTTAAGATTTACTCTCTACAAAGGACAAAATCGAAAGAGTGACAGGGCAAATGTTCTGTCGATAGTTGAAAAGTTTTTCTGCGATGCTCTTGTTGAATTTAAGTGCATACCCGATGACAATGATGACTTCATTCGTTCCACCTATTATGAAACCGGTGGAGTCGATAGAAGTGACCCCCGTGTCGAGATAGTGGTTTGCCAGAGTTTATAAAAAAGTGTATAATATAAATATATATGCAAGAGGACAAAGAAATTGTTAGACCCAATTTTTGGGCAGTCATTCCCGCAACCGTCAGATATGACAAAAAGGTTGGTTCTACCGCTAAATTGTTATTTGCGGAAATAACAGCATTGAGTAATTTCGAGGGCTACTGTTGGGCGAGAAATGATTATTTCGCAAAACTGTTTGACATCTCGGTCACTCAAGTCAGTCGATTGATTTCAAGTTTAGAGGAAAGAGGATTTATTAAAACAGAAATTCTCCGAGAAGATAAAACTAAGAGAAAGATTTTCTCGTTAATCTCAATCGATGGGATTGTCGGAAGTCCTACTCAAACAGATGACACCTTGATTGAAAAATTCGACAAGGCGGTTGGAGTATTGCCGGAGGCGATGAAAGAAGAAAGACAAAAGTTCCTTGATTATTTTATGGCCACCAATGATGGAAGTAAAAAACAACATTGGCAGAAACAGAAAACTTTTTCAATCAAACAGCGATGGGCGACTTGGATTGCTAATGCTCGGAAGTGGGAGAAACCAAAACCATTGCCATCAGATAAAGAAATTAGTCGGGAGGCTAAAAGAAATTCGGATGAGGTCGCTAGGAATAAAACAGTCGAAGACCAACTCAAGGAGATGGCTAAGCCTCGCACACCAGAAGAACAGGCTCGAGTTGATAAGCAGTTGGCCGATATGAGAAAAAATCTCGCTAATAAATTTTCATTTGCTAAATAATATGAACGGAAAAAAAGAAAAGTCATTAAGACGAAAAATGAGAAAAGGTTTTGAGGGTTCTTTTATTATCTTTCTAAATACAAAGCCAAAATGGCTGCCATTATTTTTATGGCAGAGAGTGGCCAAGTTGATTTTTAATGAGGAGGGGATTGAAAGTTTCGGCGGATTGTATGGCATTAAAAAGCATACAGTCAAAGTCGGTGGTGTGATTTACAAAATTAAGCAATAATTTTATGGATTTTTCGGAGATGATTAGAAAAAATTTATTTTTCAAAGTTGATTTCAATGGTAAGTATAAAAAAATCGAGGGGAAGATTAGACAGGATGTGAAATTCTTTTTGATTGGGGTGTTGCCTATTGTGGTGACATTCGCTGATGACACGAATGAAAGGACATTGATAAACATTCCGGTTGAGGTTGAGTCAAATCCTTTCTTGAGAATGTTCCACGGGGCTAAGTTTAAGAATTTCGCGGCCATTGAGAAAGATATTCGCACAAAGTTCAAAGTGCATGATGACCAAGAATTCAATTATAAGAAAGATGCTAAGGAAATAATTGAAAAAGCAAATCGTGCATTCAAGAAAATCAGTGAGTCCGGTGAGTTTATGGGAAAGAAGATTAAAACAATTTTGATTATAAATTCAGACATCAACGAATATGCCAAAAAATAACTTAAAAATCGTTAATAGAAAAGTGGCCGACCTAATTCCTGCGGGGTATAATCCTCGCAAGATTGGGTCGAGGGAAAAATTAGAGTTAAGCAAGTCAATTAAGAAATTTGATTTTGTTGAGCCGATTGTGGTCAACATGAACAAAAAAAGAATTAACATCGTGGTCGGTGGTCATCAAAGACTAGCAATCGCCAAGTCGCTTGGTTATCTCGAAGTGCCTTGTGTTGAGGTTGATTTGAATGAGAGGGATGAGAAAGAATTAAATTTAAGACTAAATAAAAACAAAGGCGAATTCGATGCCTCTTTATTAGCCGGACTCGATAAGGAATTACTTGCTGAGGTCGGTTTTTTAGAAAAAGAAATGGCCAAGATGTTTGATGACGAAATCATCGACAAGGAGGAAGAATTTACCAGTGAAGTTTTAGAGGAAAATAACTACATCGTTTTTGTTTTTAATAACTCAATCGATTGGCTAACTGCCGAAGATAAACTCGGATTGAAATCAGTTCAAGCATTAGACAGCAAAACTGATTATAAAAGAAAAGGCACGGGGCGAGTTCTTTCCGGTGACAAGTTTTTGAAGTTGATTAAGTGATATGTATAAATTAAAGCTAAAAGTTTTTTGGTGGGTCTATGGATTTCGGCATCCGTTCGATGGCATAAAATATTGGAAGATATTTTCGGAGGTTTGGAAAAAGGAAGATTTCGGTTATTAATTGTAAACTAATTGTAAACTAACAAATAATAATGTGGTATGTGCTGAAAAAAATAGATATTCAAAAAAAGATGCGATCTATAAAGTTCATCACATCAAAAAGAAGTTCGGGAGAATAGTCCGGTGCTATCATTGTTTTCAATGTAATATGTGGCATCTAACTCATAAACAAAAAACTTAAAAATTATGTTTAAGCAGATATTAAAAGCCTACGGATTAAAGCCAGTCAAAAGAATTTGTGATTGTGGTGTTGATAGGTGGTGCGATAAATGTTTAATCAGTAAAATAAACCCAGCGAACACTATGCTGATAACCGGAAAGGCGGGGGATGGGAGTGATGCGGTTCGGTTAATTTAATTATAAAATTATGTTTGAAATTGCTATACCAAGTTATAAAAGAGCAAATGATTGCCAGACTGCCAAATGGATTAGTCGAGGCATTATTTTTTGTCACGAATTCGAGGCGGCGGAATATCGCAAATTCAATAAGAATAAAATTATTACCATCCCCGATGATATGGCCGGAAAAGGAATGGCCACGATCAGAAATTACATGTTAGATAAAACCAAAGGTCAAAATGTTTTATTGCTCGATGATGACATTAAACAATTCGGCTATTATGAGAAGTGCGAAATGTCGTTGATGACAGAGGGGGAGGTTTATGATTTGATGGAGAATTTCTTTCGCATGACAGAGGAGGCCGGAACTAAACTATTCGGCATCAATCTTCAATCCGATAAAAAGTTTTATCGTGAATATTCGCCTTTGAGCTTATCATCCGTTATTCTCGGCCCTTGTATGGGTATTATAAAAGACAAAGATTTGAGGTTCGATGAAAGACTAGGATTGAAAGAAGATTATGACTATTCAATTCAAGTGTTGAGAAAGTTCCGAAAGATATTGCGTTTTAATAAATATCATTATGTTTCTGCTCATATTAAAAAGCGAGGAGGATGTGCCAGTTATCGCACTATGGAGAAAGAAGAAAATCAAGCTAAGTTATTTCAAAAAAAATGGGGCAAGTCGATTGTGAGAATTCAAAGAAAGACTCAAGGAGGAAATCCGTCAATCAATCCGGTCGTTCAAATACCAATTAAAGGAATTTAGTGCTATAATAGGCTTATATGCCACATCAAACTATCAAAGGTTTTATAAAAGATAGAGTCGCCGACATTGGGTTATGGTTATTTCTTTGGGGTGCAGGAATGACAGAGGAAGAATACCACCGAGAAATTTTCAAACAAGAATATCGGAGGGCAAGAAAAGCAGGACACATATGAAAAGCAATTTGAGATGGGAAGATTTAAGAGAAAATATTTGCCCTGCGTGTGGGGCTGAATTAAAACGGAAACCAAACGAGAATTATTCTTGCGATTGTGGTTTCTTTTGCCGGTATGGTCGAGCAACCGACATCATCAATAATATTTATAATCAAAACAAGGATGAGAGGGCGGACACATTCCTAAGAAATCACGGAATAGATATGCCAGTCATTCGCTAACTTATGAAATTTAGCACAGAAACAATCTCGGTTATTTTAATCGCGATAATCGTCACAATCATTTTAACATTAGTCGAGTCCGTCATTGGGTATTATTTCCTAAAGTTAATCGGTGGAAGTTTTACCTTTGGTCAAGTGATATGGATTATTTTAATAAGTAATTTATTAGTGGGGTTCGTTAAGGCTCTACGGGAACAATATGGAAAGCAAAGAGTCAAAAAATAAACAAACATTCAAGGTCAACATCAAGACTCAAGATGCTAAAAAGAATAAAAAGGCATCAAAGGGGAAAGGTGATGACTTAGATAACTTAGATAGCAGTAAAACAATTCCGAGAGATACTTTGAATAGAGATATTTCAAAAGCAAAAAATAGAGTTGCTAAAACAAAGTTGAGGGTTCTCGATGAGTTGAGAAAAAGTTATAGCATTGTCACTACCGCACTTGCTAAGGCAGATGTTTCTACTGCAATATTTTATATTTGGTTAAAGGAAGATAAAGATTTCAAACAAGCAGTCGAAAATATTGATGATAGTTTTAATACCATAGTCGAGGACAAGATAAAACAGAAGATAGTTCAAAACGATGGTCACATGTTGAGGTTCTATGCCTCGCATCGAATAAAGAAGTTTAGACCAAAACTCGGATTAGAAAATGAGGATGAGGCCGAGCCATTCCGTGTCACGATCATAAATTCAAAAGGAAAATAAAAATGAAAGAATGCAACTGGGAACAAACAATCAAACAAGAGGAGGCTTGGCAATGCCTGTTAGATGATATGACAACCGAGTTGTTGTTTGGTGGTGGGGCAGGAGGGGGCAAATCTCGTCTTGGTGTATCGTGGATTATTTTAATGTGTGGAATGTATCCCGAAACAAGATGGTTGATTGGTCGTAAAAAATTAAAGAGATTAAAGGAAACAACATTGAGAACTTTCTTTCAAGTTTGTCGAGAGTGGGGATTGAAAGCCGGTGTTGATTATAAATATAACTCATCAGATAGCATCATCACCTTTCGGGGTGGTGCTGAAATATTATTAAAAGACTTGGCTCATCAACCATCCGACCCAGAATATGATGAACTCGGTTCTCTTGAATTGACTGGCGGTTTCGTTGATGAAGTCGGCCAGATTTCTTTTAAGTGTTGGTCAATCTTGACTTCTCGTATTAGATACAATCTCGATAAATACGGATTGACCCCTAAACTTCTCGGGTCTTGTAATCCTACAAAGGAATGGCCCTATTCGGAATTCTACAAACCCGATAAAGATGGGAAGTTAGAGACACATAAAAAGTTTATTAAAGCATTGGCGGCAGATAATAAGTTTTTGAGTTCGAGTTATATAACTCAGTTGACTAAGATTAAGGACAAGGCAACTCGAGAGAGATTGCTCAATGGTAATTGGGAATACGATGACGACCCATCAATCTTGTTTTCATTCGAGGTTATTCAAGACCTATTCACCACTAAGGTCGAAGATAAGAGCAACAGGTTCATCACTGGTGATGTTTCTCGCAAAGGTCGAGATAATATGCCCATTGGTCTATGGCATGGCTTACAACTGATTAAGGTGGCAATGATACCCTATGAGATAAGGTCATCGACCAAGAAATCAGCCGAGTGGATTATGAAGTTTGCTCAAAAGCACAATGTTCGCTTTTCGCATATCGTTCTTGATGAGGATGGGGTCGGTGGCGGTGTTGTCGATAACATCCCGGGATGCATTGGTTTCTTAAATGGCAGTTCCGCATTCTTAACCAAAGACGAGAAACGAAGAAAGGCAAAAGGAGAATATTATATCAATTTCGGAAATCTAAAAACTCAATGCTATTTTAAGATGGCCGAATTAGCAGAGGCCGGAGAGATTGGCATCAATGAAGATGCTTTTGCTAGTGATGAGGACAAACAAGATTTCATCGAGGAAATGGGTCAAGTAAAACAAAGAGATACCGACAAGGATGGCACAGTTTATTTGGTTGATAAGAAAACAGTCAAACAGAATATTGGACGATCACCGGATTTCTCCGATATGGCTATGATGAGAATGCGTTTCATTGTTAAGCCAAGAGTTGCCATTGACATTATTGATTTATAGATTGTCGCAAGTGTCAATTTGTGCTATAATTTAGATAGTTAAATTTAACTCACAAAAATAATATGGGATTTATTGAAAAATTTTTCAACCGGACAGAGAAGAAAAGCGTTCCTTTGTCTTTTTTTTATAACTCGGGCATTTTGAATTCAATCATCACTCGAAGTGATGCTCTTGATTTCTACAAGTCTTGGGTTTATGCCTGTGTCGCAAAGCGGTCATCGGGTTTGGCTCAAATAGAATTTAAGTTATATCAATTAAAGGCCGGAAAGGTCGTTGAATTGTTAGAACACCAATTATTGGATTTGCTCTATCGTGTTAATCCGGAAACTACTAAATACAATTTCTTTCAGTTGTCGGCTATCTATCGTGATTTATTGGGTGCGTCCCCTTGGATTTTAGAGAAAGTAAACCCATCGGACAAAGTGCCTACAAATATGTATTTGGCTAGACCAGAATATTTCAAGGTTAGGAGAGATGCTCAAGGACTTATCACCGGTTATAATTATACTATTGGCTCATTCAATAAAGATTATACAGTTGATGAGGTTATTTTTTTAAGAAACTACAACCCACAAAATCCTGATGTTGGGATGGGCATCATCGAGGCAGTCAGACAGACCGCTGAAAATGATGATTATATTTTACAGAGCAACAATTCTCTTTTGAAGAATGGTGCTCGGCCTACTGGTTATTTGGAAACAGATGAAACCTTAACCAAGTCGGAGATTAAAAGATTAGAAAAGAAAGGCAAGAATAAATGGGCCGGTCTTGAGAATGTTGGCAGACTTCAAATTCTACAAGGTGGTCTAAAATTCAAAGCCGATATTATTTCACCAAAAGATTTGGATTATATTCAAGGCAGAGGAATGAACAGAGATGAAATTGCGGCCGTGTTCGGTGTTCCAAAATCTCTTTTAACTTTTGATGATGTTAATCGTGCCTCCGCATCTACCGGAGAATATCAATTTAATAAATGGACTCTTGAGCCAATCGCAACAGAATGGATTGAACAGTTGAATGAGTTTCTTGTTCCTAAGTTCGGTTCGGATTTATGGTTAGATTTCGACTCATTGGCTAAGGAGGATGAGGATTTAGAATTAAGAAAGAACACCGAGTCTTGGAATAAGTGGAGAACTATAAATGAAATTCGTGAATGTGATGGCGATTTGCCTCTTGAGGGTGGTGATTATATTTATATGCCTATAATGTCAGTTCCTGCCATTGGTGGTGTTCAAAAGAAATCAGCAGAAACTATCATCAAAGTTGGTTCGGCCACTAATCACGATCTAAATATTCAACAGGTTGATAGAAAGACCGCGAGAAAAGTTCTCAAGAGAGTTTCGTTGAGAAATTTCCGCACAAATAAGATGGCCAACGATGTGACCGAAAAGATGATGAGTAAATTAAGAGATAAGAATTCAGTCGTGTTGAAAATCGTTAGTGACGAAAGTAAAAAAAAAAATCCTTTAGTCTAACCGATGACCAAAAAGAATTGTTCTATAAGTCGAGAATGTCGGAGGAGAAATTATTAGAAGATAAATGGATTGGAGATTTCAAAAGTTTCTTCAAAGACCAAGAGAAAAGATTTATCACTAAATTAAAAGACCATAAGAAAAGTGCTATCGGAGATTTGGGAATTGATGTCGAGGATGAACTACAAGCCACGATCACAATCATCGACCCATTGATTTATGCCACCGTGATGCAAGGAATTAAACAGGCATCGGATTTATTACAACAACCATATATCGCAGACCTTGATTTCTTAAAGGCTTGGATTGCTAAAGTTAGTGAGGAGATTGGAACAGTTATCAATAACACAACTATCGATGCTTTCAATTCGTCATTAACTATCGGCCTTGAGTCGGGTGAGGGAATTGCTGATTTAACAAAGAGAGTTTCGGAAGTGTTTGACTTTGCTACTGATACAAGAGCCACGATGATTGCTCGAACTGAAACGGCAAGAGGAATTGCAGAGGCCCATCGTCAAACTTACGATTATTATGGCTATGAGCATGTTGATTGGTTGACCTATGATGCTTGTGACGAATGTATTTCTAAGAGTTTACAGAAATGGACAGTCGATACTATTGCCGGAGAGATACCAGTTCATCCAAATTGCAAATGTGATTTCGTTCCGTCAGTAAATAATCAATAAAACTATTGGATGAATTCGTCTAATTGTGCTATAATAAAATTAGTCAATATAAAAAATTAAATTCTATGGACAATAAAAATCACGCAGAGGCAAAAAAGGATTTCAAGTTATCGGGCATCAAGTTCAAAATACTTTCGACTGAGGAGGCCGGAGGTGAGGGAATTATTGAGGCCTATGTTTCTATTTTTAACAATGTTGATTTAGTGGGTGATATTATTCAGCAAGGTGCATTCGCCGAGTCATTGATGAAGAAACTTCCTAAAGGAGTTTGGTCACATGATTGGCAAGCACCTATTGCTTTAACCCTTGAGGCTCGTGAGGATGCTAAGGGCTTATATATTAAAGGACAGTTCATCTTAACAGTTCAAAAAGCACAAGAGGCTTACGATCTAATTAAAGCCGGTGTCATCGATGAGTTTTCAATCGGGTTTAGAGTTCTTGATGATGAGTGGAAAGAAGATGGCACTCGTGTCATCACTAAAGCAAGACTTTACGAATGGTCACCAGTTTTAGTCGGTGCTAACCCAGACACAGAATTGATTTCAGTCAAATCCGGTGAAGATGCCGAAGAAGAAACAGAGGAAGAGGTTATCGAACCAATCCCACCTGTTGAAGAAGTCATCCCCGTTGTTGCTGAGGAAGTAGTAAAGGAAGTTGTTGAAGAAGAAAAGGCTATCGAGAAAGTTAAGCATGATTTAGAAAAAGGCGTTGTCATTCTTTCGTTTACTGTCAAAGGTGAAACCATAACGGAAGAAATTAAAATGAGTGATAATTTTATTAAATACTTAAGAGAGAAGAAAGCTCTCAAAAAAAAGGTCGACACTAATAATGGAGAGGGCGATGCAACCCGAAAAATTCTCCGTATTAGACAAGTTGCTCTGCAACAAAAATCCTCAGCCGAGTATGTGCTAAGGATTACTAATAAAAAATAATTTTAATCTTTACAAAAGTATGGAGAACATTAAAGAAATTACAATGGACGAATTAAAAGGTCTATTGGGAGATAGCATCAAGGAATTGATGCCTACTCTAAAGAGTGAAATTGTTGGAGAATTAAAGGGTGACATGAAAAATGTTATCACTAAAGACACCGATGAAGAAGTTGTTGAAAAAGCAGCCGGTTTCATCAAGGACTTATGTAATGGCGTTTTAGAAAAGTCAGTTGACTCATCTACCGCCTCCTTTGGTTATACTGTTCCAACACAGTTAGCAAGTTTCATTTTGGTAATCAAAGATAAGATTGCTAAAATGCGTAAATTAGCGTTCGTGTTCCAAATGGCTGGTAATTTCCAATTACCTACTCAAGGAACTGGTGTGACTGCTTATTGGGTAGCTGAAAACGATGAAATCGATGAAAGCAATCCAACAGTCGGAAAATTAACATTGTCAGATTATTACTTAGCTGCTCGTGTGCTTATGCCTCGTCAGTTATTAAATACTTCTGCAATGAACATAATGAACTATGTTGGTGAATTATGTGCAAGGTCTTTAAGAGCCGCAGAAGAAACCGCGTTTATTGCCGGTGATGGTAATGGCAAACCAACAGGTTTGAGATTAGCAAACATCGCACACATCGACATGGTTGGTTCTGCAATCGCTTATGGTGATATTGTTAATTTGTTTTACGAATTACCAGAACAATACCGAGAAAATGCTGTGTTCATCACTTCATCTGCCGGTGTTAAGTTAATTCGCACTCTTGTGGATTTGAACAGGTTGCCTATCTTTGATATGCGTGACCAAAAGATTTTCCAAAAGAGTCTTATTGAAACCGTTGACATCCCTGCTAATTTAGGAAGTGGCACAGATACTACTGAAATTTATTTCGGTGATATGTGGTATTACTGGATTAAGGATGGCGAAACTATGTTCGTTGATACTCAAAAAGTATTAAAGAACCTACAAATCGAATTGGTAGTTGCCGAAGCAGTTGATGGAGTTTATACTCTACCAGATGCATGTCGCAAATTAGTTGGCGTAAAATAGTTAGTTATCTTTGGCCCTCTTTCTTAACGGAGGGGGCCAAGATATAACCTATTATTTACAATTTACAAACTAATCTCTAAAAAAGTATGTCAAGCAAAAAAAACAAAAAGGTTCAATCAAGTGCTGAACAAATCGCCAAGAACAATGGCTCTGTTGGGACTTCTAAATTGACACCTAAAAAAGGTTCTAAGTTGACCGCAGTTTTATTTATCAAATCCTACACACCTTATGTTAAGGGTGACATTGCAGGTTTTGAGGAAGATGTCGCAAACGAATTAGTTGAAAAGACTGTTGCTGAATTAGTTTAATCACAATGATGGTATTAGCTAAATATTTGAAAGGTCACGATCTATTCGTTCCCGGAGATATTCGAGGGATGGAATTGAGTGAGTTCAAGATATTGGCTAATAAAAAGATTGTTGAAGAAACTACTATCGCCGATGAGTGGAAAGGTAGCACCGAGAGAATGAGTCTAAAAGGTTTTAACATATTGGGTAAGAAATACCGCACCGATTTCATTGATGTGGTCATTCCTACAAAGGACATTGAGAATGTTAAGAGTTTAGAAGTTCTTAAAAAAGCCGAGAAGTCCGGTTCAATCTCTTTGAATATTATTGAGAGAAGTTTCAATGATAGAGTCGGGGGATTTGCTAAGGCTTGTAATGATGGTGCTAAGTTAAATTCTGCTCTTGGAGAATATATTTTATTTTTGAATGATGATGTTGAGGTCGGCACTAATTTTTTTGCCGACCTTTTATTACCTTTCAAGGATGAGAGTGTTGCCATGGTTGGGGCCGATTGTTCGAGGTTAAATACTTCGGTCAATGGTTCGGTTCTATGTGTTCGGAGAGAAGTGTTCGAGAGTGTCGGGGGTTTCGATGAAGATTATTTCTTTATGTGGGAGGACAATGATTTATGCCAAAACATAAAGAGGCGAGGATGGAAAATTGAAATCTCAAAAGCTGAAGCCAAACACGAGGGGAAAGACAGTTTGAATAATGGTTCGGAGTTTTGGAGAACTAATTACTTTAATGGAAAAAATAAGTTTGATGCTAAATGGATGAACGGCCAAAGAGTTATCGGTTCAATGATTGTCGGGAATGAGTCGGGTCGTTATATGTCGAGAGTCATCACTGATTTATTCAAAAGAAATTTAATCGATGAGATGGTTGTCGTATGTGATGATAGTGACCCAGAAACTATTGCGGAATTAGATGCATTGAAAAAGTTTTACCCGATTGATATTAAAGTGCATGAGTTCAAGTTATTCGGAGAGGCTGAAAATATATTAAGAGAGAGGTCGATTGATTATGCGATCAGTAAAAATCCATTCGGGATTATACCAATCGATGCTGATGAGTTCCTTGATGAAGAATTATCGAGGAAAGAAATAATTGAATTGTTGAATAAAGGTGTCGGGTGGGATTTTCCTATCGTGCATTTTTGGGGAGATGAAAAGAAGTGTCGAGTCGATGGAGTATTTGGTCATCAAAAGAATGTCAGACTGTTCCGGTATTTACCAGATAGGAGTCAAAAGTTCTTTGAGAAAAACCTACATTGTGGCTCTTGCCCGATTTATGGCTACTCTGCTCGAAAGACGACTAAATTCGTCTTGAAACATCTCGGGTATGTTCGACCCATCGATATTCAAGCCAAGAAAGAAAGACAACTCAAGCATGACCCTAAAATGTTGCTCGAGGATGCCACCTTATACGAAAAGATGGTGCGAGAGGGAGAATGTCGGGAGTTTAGTAAAGAGGAGTTCCTTAAAGGGTGGTAATACCGCCAAAAAACTAAATTCTTTGGGGGTAGGTGAGGAGATAGCAAGTTTTATGAGTCAATGTTCATCTTAAAATACCGCCTCGCTATGAGGCAATTAGAGGGCTAAAATGCCTATTTACAAATTAGTCAAAATCTTATGATTAAATTAGCAGAGTTAAAATCTTATATCGGGGAAACTTCAAGCACCTACGATACTAAATTGACCTACATCGTGAATGGAGTTAATCGTTTCGTTGAAAGATGGTGCAATAATAAATTGATATTCGGGTCGGTGATTGAATATGTGAGTCGAGAAGAACTCGAGGAGGATGATTTTCAAATATTTTTAGATAATCGAGTCAATCTTTCGGGGGTCAAGTTATATCGAAATACTGGAACTTACTCAAATCCTGTTTTCGTTGAAGTGACCGACATCAATGTTCGACCAAGTGAGGGCATCATCGAAGTAAATGCTTATAGTGGAAAATACGATTTATCAAATGCTTATAAAATCGAATACAATGCCGGTTATCATCTTGAGGCGAGCGGAGAGGGTGAGAATGCTATCGCCATTGATGTGCCAGATGATTTGAGATTGGCTTGTTTGAAGTTTGCCGGTGCTGTCGTTAATAAGAGTAAGGCAGAGGGTGAGAGTTCGGAAAGTTTGGAGGGTGCATCAGTCAATTTCGAATTACAGTTCAATGATGATATTAAAAAAATGCTTTCGGCATTCAAATCAATAAACATTTAATCTTATGAGATTTATTTTTGATAAAACAATAACAGTCGAGAGGCCATTGCTTTACGATTACCACGAAAAATATATTGTGCATGGAACTATTCAAGGAATAATCCTACCGATAAAAGCAGAGGACATGATGCTCACAGATGGAACACCCGGCAAGGCCTTGAAATTACTTTGCAATATCGACCAAGATTTGAAAGAGGCTGACAGGATTTCTTATGATGGAGATTATTATACAGTTAAAGCGATCAGAAAGTTTGAGATAGGTAGCCTCGCAAGAATTGAGGCATTCATCTATCAAAACCAATAACCATATGATGACATTAGAGGTGAGAAATTTAGATAAACTGATTGCGGGATTTGATAAAGCACCTCAACTTGTTGGCGATGAATTAGTGAAAGCAGTTCGAGATGTCGGCGCGTTAATTCTTAACACGGAAAAAAGAGAAGTTCCGGCCAAGACTGGAACATTGAGGCGGTCGGTCAACATGCGATTATTTAATGTCGGGGTTGAAATCGGACCGAATTCGAAATATGCCTCTTGGGTTCATAATGGCACGGGTATCTTTGGGCCGAATGGTTCGCCTATCGTTCCGAAAAGAGCAAAGGTTCTAGCATTCAAAGTCGGAGGAAAAATGATATTCGCTAAGTCGGTCAAAGGACAACCCGCTAATCCATTCGTTCAAAGAACTATCGATAGCACAGAGGGGCAAGTCAATGATATATTCGACAAAGTTTTAATAAACACTATTGAAAAATTATGAGAACAGAAATCTTAAATGCTTTATTCGATAAATTAAAATCAATCGAGTCAATCAAAGAAGTTTATAAATTCACGGCCGGAAATTTTACAAATTACCCTGTCGCTTTAATTGTTGGGAGTGAGAATGTTAGTGAGAGAGAAAGCACTAATCACATCAAGAAAACTTATACCTTTAAGGTTAGAATTTTGCAGGAAGTTAATGAGGAGGCTCGAGGCAAGGAGGATGGTGAAGATATTATCAACAAAGTATTTGATGACATCGACAATGCTATCGATATGGATGACACCCTCGGGGGGTCTTGTGATGATGTCAATATTCGTTCCGTGTTTGCATGGGAAGATAGAGAGCTATTGATGAGGGCTGTCGACATCGATATTACATGCGTTAAGCTAAAACAATTTTAATAATTTTTAAGTTAAATAATATGTCTATTAAAAAATTCGAGGACAAATCAATTAAGGTCGAAAGTGTGCTGACAAAAGATGAAGAAAGTGCTATAATTAAATTAGAAGAACATTGCTACCCCGATTATGGCATAACCATCAAGGCTAAAAATAAAACTGAGGCCGATGAAAAGTTGTTTGAGTTGTTGGGTAATAAAAAAAAATAATTTTATAAATAAATTAACTCTAAAAAAATATGAGTGAAGTATTAAAAAGAAAATTTCAAATCGGTGTCGGTAAAGAAACAGTTAGAGGCACAGTTGCGACCCCTGCTATTTGGTTAAAACCATTGACTCAAGACATCCAAGATAAAATGGAAGTCAAGGCAACTGAAAGAGCAATGGGCGTGATTGAAGATAGTGATGAACAAGTTGTCATCAAAAGATTATCGGGTGGAAAGATTACCGGTGAAGTGATGGACAAATCAATCGGTTATTTTTTACTCGGTGCGTTGGGTCAAGTGAATTCTGCTGCTCAAGTAGCACCAAATGCTTTGGCTTACGATCATACTTTTTCCGTTTTACAATCTGCTAAGCATCCAACCTTATCAATCGATGTGAAGAAAGATGACATCGAGCATATGGTTTATGCTAATAGTGTCGTTGATAGTTTGAAATTAGATGCTAAAGTTGGTGACTATGTTAAGTTCGAGGTTGGATTAAAAGGCAAAAAAGGTGTTGCCTCTGTCACAACCCCATCTCAAGTCGCTGAAAATATTTTCTTGGCTAAACATATTACTGCCGGAATTGCTGATACCTATGCCGGTTTAAGTTCTCCAACCGCTATCGCTGTTAAAACTTTATCTCTTGATATTAACAAGAACATCGAAGATAAGGATTTGCTCGGTTTAGATGGCCCATCCGATTTCTTAAATAAACAGTTAGTCATTGAGGGTTCATTAGAAATGATTTTTGAAAATACTACTGTTAGAGATTATGCATTAAACGGCACACAGAAATCAATGATTATCACAATGGTGAATAGTGATGTCACAATCGCAACTTCTGCCAATCCTAAATTGGTCATTAAGTTGGCTAAAGTTAAATTCGGAGAACCGGTTGAGAGTGGTGACAATAATGATTTCGCCAAAGTGGTTGTTAAATTCAAAGCCTTTTATTCTACTGCTGATAGCAAGAGCATCGAGGCCATCCTTTCTAACCTAACCACATCTTACTAAGCCAAATCGGGGGAGGTAATCCCTCCCCCTTTTATTTATAAACTAAGATTAAAAAATCTATGCAGGTCAAATTATCAAATGGTGAGGCAACAGTTAAAGAATTCGTCACTCGTAAATTAAAAAAAGAAATCAACCGAGCTATGTTTCAAGGTGTTGACTCCGAGATGGAAGTCGATGCATCTAATAATGGCGGAAACAAGCAATCAATGAAAGGATTTAATGTCGTGAATATGGATGCGGCTAATGATATTGCTTTATTGGGCATGGTTGAAAAGATTACGATCAGCGGAGAAGATAAACCAATCACTCAATCCACTTTCGATGAAATGAATTCGGATGATGCTAATACTATTATCGATGCCATTAACGAGATTTCGAAAAAAAAATAGCAAACGAGATAGATGATTTCATCGGCACTTATCTCGTAGGAATAAATAGCGAACCACCGGATGATTACATTGATTATGTTCTATGTAAAAAATTCCATTGGACACCTCAACAAATCGATGAGATGGATGACAATAAAATCGCCATATACTTGAAGTTTATGGAGATGGAACACAAAAAAGAAGTTCTCGATAATCAAAAATAAATTTATATGGCAGATAAAAAGGATTTAACCATAGTCATCAAAGCAGTCAATGAGGCTCAAGCCGCTTTAAGAGAGGCTCAAGCTGATTTGGGTGGTGTCGAAACTAAGTCAAAGGGCCTAAATATAGGCCTTTTGGCGTTGGCGACATCGGCAATGTATATGGGCAAAAAGATGTGGGACTCATCGGAGGAGGCTATTCGTGGTCAGAACCAATTGAATGCTGTTCT